AGTTTGACCTTCTTTGTGTGAAATCCAAAAGTGTAAAGCTAATAATGGCACTACTGCTGAATATGCGACATCGGAGAGATGACCACTTCTAACTAAATAGCAAGTCATACCAAAGACAATCAGACTAATACTCATGCGTTTAGAACGAAAAGATAAGATGTCTAATAAGCCAGAGAAGAGATGCTTGCCTTCGGAGGCTACGCTCTTATTTGGTTTGGTCATATCTTTTTCTTTCTCATTTCTTTGAGCTGGACATTAACTTGCAGAGCTTTTTCGGTATTAGCATCTTCTCCAATACCAATAGTTTCAAAAATTGTTTCATGTTCTTCATTATCGAAAGAGACTTTCCATTGTGTTTGATAATATAATCGACACTCTCTATATTGTTTGGTTTTCATGGTAAGTTCCATTTCTTCCAAATCTTTTTTGCGACATGTGCCAAAGCGTGAGTAATGATCCAGCACACCGCACCTACTGCCAGCGAATATAAGACGTGCTCCCCAAAAACTAACATAGTGCCAACAGCGCCTGCAGAGGGCAATATGTGGTGATTAAGTTCCGAAACTAAACTCATAAGTTATCCTTTATCTGTGATTCGTTGAATGGAAGATCGATCGATCTTGTATTCTCTGGCCAGAGAACGTTTGGATTGACCATTTTGCCATTTGGTTAAGATTTCTTGCTCTTGCTGAGTGGTAAGTTTTTTGTTGGCAGGAATATGACCCTTTTTGAATTCAGTTTCGGGAGACAATCGCTGATTCTTCTTAATTTCCGTTGCTGGAGATGGGTGTTCTCCTGGTTTAAATTCTGTAGCGAGAGAATGGTGCATGCCTGGCTGAAACTCATTAGCGGGATTTAGATGAATGCCTTTAAGATTCTTGTTCCATGTGTAATGTCCACGTTTGAACTGATTATGACGAATAGATTCGTTTGTTAGAGCACGCCTTCGAAGTTCGGCTCTACGCTCTGGATGGTCCTTGTAATAATTGACTAGCTTCTGCCTCATGGATATACTCCATCGCGGTGATCTTCCGCCAGAAGCAATATTATAACCAAATATATTATTATTAGATTGGTACTGTGCGATCATGGCAATTTCTGTCGCATCCGCATCATCTGCGGTTCGACAGCTCGCAATGACTTCGAATTCAAAAGCGTCGTTGCCGTATTTTTTGAGTGCTCGCTGGATAACTAATTTTGGCTGTGGGCTAGCCGCCAGTCTTTTGTGCTCGTACCAGCGTTTGCGAGGTTCCTTCGACTGTCCGATGTAAATCTTGTTATTTCTAATGTTAGTAATTTTGTAAATATAATGCATGGATCAACTCCATGCATTATATATAACAGCCTAAAACAAGCTGTTGTCGTGTTTCGAATTTTCATGGGGAAAAGTAATAAATTACGCAAGTGCCTGAATCTCCACCAGCCCCCGAACCTGCTGTACCCCCAGAAGTTGTACCACTTCCACCTCCCCCTCCCCCGCCTCCCCCATTACCAGTATTCGTAGTAGTGGCAGAAGTAGAAGCAGAGCCAGCTTGGTTCTTACCGCCGCTACCATTGCCTCCAGCGCCTGAAGTATTTCCGTTGCCCCCCACTCCACCACCTGCGGAGGATGTAGCTAAGCACGCAGCTCCACCCGCCCCACCAATACCAAAACCAGTGACACTTCCGTTAGCGCCTGCGGAACCTCCCGCAAAACCTAAAACAGAGTGTCCGCCCGCTGAGGGAGCACCGGAAGAAAAAACACCACCGGCATAAGAAATACCACCGCTCCCAGGGAAGACATTGCCTGAGGCAGCAAAGGAAGCTCCGGGTGTACCTAATGCCCATTCGACTCCCGAGGCACCTCCAGCTACTCCACCCACTACTAAAGCTTGTGAAGTTGTAGCTTCGGAGAAACCGCCTCCACCCCCTTGACCTCCTAAAGCAGTCAATAAAACAGTGGAAGAATGGATAGCGAAAGTACTACTACTACCATCACTACCTTTGGTGGCAGATCCGCCTCCAGCTCCGCCCGCTCCAATAGTAATATCGTAAGCTGTCCCTGGTGTGACAGCGATCGGCAGGAAGAGAATCTGTCCTGCACCACCGCCGCCTCCACCCCCCACAGTATTAGTGTTGGCGGATTGTCCTGCACCACCTCCCCCTCCCCCTCCCCCACCTCCGACTAAATAGACGAAGACGAAGTAGCAGCCAGGAGGTGCAGTAAAACCAGAAGAAGTAGTAGAATTAAATGTAAGAGATGTAAGAGACATGATTGAACCTTTTGTTTTCTGGAGTTAGACCTTCGGCTTAGCTTAGAATTTAGATATACTGAACCAATTTGTACCATTCGATACAAGTGTTAATGCACCATAGTTTGATGCGATGGTGGCGCTGCCCGCTACACCATCGATACTTTCAGAACCATGTCTAGCTATGGTAATATTATTAGTAACCGCATTGCCAGAAATATCTTTAATAGTATAACAGGCTCCAGCTGCAGGAACTGGTAAAGTAATGGTAATACCGGCTGATTGATTGCACAGAATAATATCATCTGGAGTGGAACCAGAGTTAATGGTGTAGTTACCAGTTTTAGTCGAGGTAGGGCCCAAAATACCATTGGGACCGATGCTCATCACAGTGGTGCCACCATTCTGTAATAGCAAATATCCGTCTGTAGCTGTCCCCGAGCCGCTAGTGCAGACGAGATTGCCACCCACTGCGGTTGTGCCTGTGGCGTTGGCGGCTTGGATGGTAAAACTGGTTGCAGTGGCAGAGTTGGTAGTATTATTAGCCTGACTGATTTTGGGGGTGGTAATACCTGTTGCCCACGTTAGTAGAGCCGAAGTTAATGTAAGATTGGTGGTTCCGCTGACCTGAAGGACAGTAGAACTATTGGCTACGTTAGCTCCTAAGGTAATAGTGTTTTGTCCCACAGTGAGAGCACTACTACCACCTGCTTGCAAATTGACATTTCCTGCTGTCTGTCCCGATCCGGATGAAAGGTTTAGATTGCCGCCCGTGCTTGATCCTGTGCTAGCCGTTTGTGCGTGGATCAAAAGATTATTGCCTGTGGCACCGTTCACAGTGGTAGTGGTTTGATTGATAATAGGACCGTTAATACCTACTGCCCAACTCAACGTAGTATCTACTAATGTTAGTTCTTGCGTGCTTCCAATGTTGAAGGTGATATTACCCGCAGTACCTGTGGATGAGGTTCCTGATTGTAAGACCAAGTTGCCAGCATTAGCCGAATTTTGGCTAGTAGACTGACTGCTAATTGTGAAGTTAGCACCCGGCGCAGTAGAGGTGGACGTCTGTCCTAATGACACCGCAGTAAGAGCGGAGGCCCAGTTTAGAGCGCCCGAAGTAAGAGTAAGATTGTTAGTGCCACCGATATTTAATTGCAAGTTACCAGAAGAGCCACCAGAACCACCTGTACCTACGGGACCCGAACTAAGAATTAAATTAGCTCCGTTATTGTTGGTGCCAGAACCTACCGCTAAACCTTGCTCAGCTTCTACAGTCATGGTGGTACCAGCGCCAGTAGTAGAAGTTCCGGCTAGCATACCCGTTTGGCTATACACAGTTGTCCAGCGGTTAGTAGATAGACCAATGGGAATAGAGACGTCTGTGTAAGGAACTAAGCCAGACGTGGAAAGGTGCAATTCTGCACTGCCGCCAATATCAAAATAAATATCCGTGCCAGCATTGAACTGAGTGGTATTGCCGCCACTATTAAAAATAGACCAGTTGGCTCCAGTAAATGTGGAGACGCCCAGCCACAAGGCGCCCTCTCCAGCTGTATTATTATACAAACCAAGAGCCCCATAAGCGGTACCACCACTTTCAAAAACAGAGAAACCAGTATTACCACCTGCCACAGGAGCTGGTGTATTTAGTACAATGTTGCCCGGCGACTTGTTCGTGGAAGCCGAGGCCCATGGTCCTTGTGCCTGCAAGGTTAGGTTATTAGTAGCTGCATCCGTGGTTTGCGCTGCCTGACTTAAGGAGGGCGCGGTATTATTTTTGGCAAACTGCAAAGTAGTTCCGGTCCCATTGATGGCAATGGTGCCACCCGCAGCAGCGGAAGAATAGGAAAGCGATGAAACATACTGATTGGTGGTAGTAGAAGTACTATTGCCAGATAAATCAGATCCTGGCGTAAAGAGCGTGCCACCCGAGGTGAGTGCCCAGCTGGAGCCCGTCCAATTTAGATATCCGGTAGAGAGAGATGGTAGTAAATGACTGAGTAAGCCTACTACTTTGGAATTGTTGGTAGTGCCAGTGACATCGCCTAATAGAGTGACTGCATCATCATTGATGGTGGCCATCAATAAATTTAGATCATAAGCGCAGCCTACTGTAGCATTGCTTTCAAAGCTTTCTCCTCCAAAGAAGAATCTACTACCATCACTATTGAGAACGAAGATACCAAAGGTAACAGTGTTTTGATCGCTTCTTCCTTGGTTGACAATGGAAGTAAATTGCAACGCGGAACCAGCCACACCCTGCATAGCGGGGGCTGTGAAAGTGGCTACATATGTTGTTTGATTGATAGTTAAGCCAGCATTGATAGTGGCTGGTAGACCATTAGAGTTGTAGCCGTCATAATTGGTACAGGAAATATTCCAACTACCAACTACACCAGCAGGGTTCAGTAAGCTAATGGTAACGGTGCTACCAGCGGAGACATTGAGTCCAGTGGGGCCAGTGGTTGGTAAAGTATTACCATTTACTAAACAAGTTGCATTTGCCATTATAAATCCTTAAATTGCGACCAAGTTAACAAAAATTTGCCAATCCATATAAGCTGTTTGAGCTACTGCTGTAATGGTAAGATTGTTATTCCCTGTTGATGTTACGGTAAGATTAGAAGCGCTATCGAAACCACCCCCTGAATATAAGGCAGAGACACCATTGATTGTGACGGCTCCAGAGGAGGCTACAATAACAGAGGTAGCAGAACGATTACCAAGCACGACGACACCCGTTACACCACGTCTAATCCAAACCATTTCCACCCAAAAAGCTCGTAAAATAGGTACTGTTAATGAGGCTGCGACTGCATTGCTACCGCTAGCGGCTGTGGACACAGTATATGGAGTCCAGTTATTACAGAGAATAGCCGGTAGTAATCCACTTCCATTTTGATTCCATGGCGCCACTGTCAGGGCACCGGGCACAAACCCGCTTACGGCGGAAGCTCCAGTAGGAAGAATTTCTACCGACGCATTATCGTTTGTGACAACTAATCCACTAGTGGAGACACTTAAGGCAGAAGCATTTATCGTGGTGTTACCTGTAACGCCATTACCAATCAGAAAACTACTGGAGCTCCCAATACCATGACCCACTTGTAATGTTAAAGTTCCATTAGTACCGCCCGTTGTTGGATTTCCGGTAGAAATAGTAATACTTCCACCACTTGTATGCGTCATTGCCGATGCATAAGCGTCAGAGGCTTGTATGGTAATATTACCTACAGTACTATCTGTGCTGGGCGTAGCTTGCAATAGCGAAGGTGTAGATAAGGAAGATTCCCACTCTAGGTTGCTAGCCAGAAGACCACTGATAGTTAATACTGCCCCCGATTCTACATCCAAACTGCCACCAGATAAGATATTTAGGGTGCCACTAATGGTATTTGTGCCTGCCAACACATTACTTCCCCTAATATCCATTAAATAGGGGAATGAGTTATCGATATAATTTTGAGCGGAAGATAAGACAGACCCCTGAAAAGCATAAGCTCCACTCACATTAATTTCAGTTGAAGGCTTGTTAAAAACCATGATTATTCCTTATGTTCCGTTATTCAATAAACAAACGCCATCTAAACCAGGTTGATCCATACATACACCCAATGTACGGTATGCCCTATTAGTAATATTACTAACCAAATTTCCTACAATAGTTAATTGAGTATTAGATTGCACCGATGCCACTGTGTATGTTTGTAAAACATTATTATCATCTACCACTTGCAGAGGTGGTAAAAATCCCTGACTCAAAGGTAAAGAAAAATCACCTACTTGTCCATTTGGATATAATTGGAAAGCAGTATTAGTGCCAGTGATAATGTTAGAACTTACCGTGCCAGAAATGACATTGTATCCATCATTGTAATTGTTATAAATGAGTCCATTATAATTATTGCCATATCCATCTTCAAAACCTCGATTAGTTAAATTGAGATTGACAGCATCACAATAAGCAGGTAGCCACTTATCCACTATATTTTGATAACTATTAGAATATTGCAAAAATAGATTATTGGGCATCAACGTAATATCTTGATTGTTGCGAGGCTGCCAAATATAAACAAAAAGAGTAGATAAGGGAGACAAATAAGACTGACCATTGCTAATATTGCTATTGGTTGCATATGGCTGCATCTGATAATTAAAATCTAATCCAATAAAAGTGCCATCCATGGTGGATTGTAAATACGTAGTCAAATTACTGATGGTTGGTTCTAATCCAAATATTTGTTGATTAGCCAATAAGGTTTCTGATAATTGTGGTGTATTGGGCAGTCCGTATAAAACAGCATAACGAGCTTGCAGAACACTCATCGTAGTAGCATTTAATTGATTGGAAAGTAATTTACTAAATTGTTGCGCAGCACGAAGAGCTCTAGCCACAGCCACTGCCTCACACCAAGCCAGAGAACCTATTTCTGTGGTCAAGACAGATCCCATATCTGCTAGTAAATCTTGCAAGATAAGAGAAAGTTCGGAGCCAGCTTGGCTATTTCCAAATCCAGGCATTATAGACATTGTAGTTTTATTCTCATAAATATGGGTGGTGTGGCAATAAGCATGCCAAGTGGCGTGGGTTACGAAGACGACTTATCATAGATAATAAGCGGGGTTAGGAGCCTGCTTCAACATGAAGATTGTAGATTTTAGCATTATTGTGGCTTGTATGGCTTGTATGACTTGTATGGGATGTCAGGTTGGTTATCCGCCTGCCGTTTCTGATCCTGAAACGCTAGCACATCAACGTATGCAACAGGAAAATATTCAAAGTATGATTCAACAACAATACCTCTGGATGCATCCTGCTCCTGATCCTGAGACAGAAGCCAGGAAACAAAGAGCTGTAGCCGATATTGCTCATCTTGATGAAATTAATAAGATAATTAACGACCCAGATTGTAATCAAGATTGCAAAGATTTTCTTCAGTATGAGGCGAGTCTAATACGGGAAGCACAAGCATGTGATAACATGTCAGAACATTGTACCCGACTGATTTCGCCAGAAAAAATTCAACAAGATCTAATTGAATGGAAAAGAATGTTTCAATCATCTATTCCACAAAAAGATCAAGAGGTTCCTTATTGATTCCTCTCTAAAAGATCGTTCTTAATGAATTGATCTTTTTTATTATATTGCATGCAGACTGAAAGGCTTTTGCGCCTGACGGTAATGGGATCGTGTATCTTTTAATCTCTTACAATGCCGCTGTAATTGGTTTTCAATATCCCACAATGCTAATGATAGCTGTGGAATCAGCTAAGTTACCAGACGAGTTAAAATTATAGACAGTTATGACATTAGCATTAGCTGAACACTGTAGATGTCCAAAAGTGGAGCCTTCCACATTGCCTTGTGCCATAAAAAGTTGCACTGGTTGATTGCCAGTAATTCCGATGGAAGCGTCATATTCATCGCTGACATTGACAGGAAGGGTAAAAGTATATGTGCCAGTGGTAGTGCGATTGGGGACAGGAGTGGTTGTAACTACATTTTTCCAAACAGCATACCAAGTGATAACACTCAATCCACCCGTTGAAGCTGCTAATTGCACACGTAAAGTTATACGTGGAGCAGTTAATCCTAATCCAGCTATATTACAAATAGCAGGAGCTAAAAGAGTATTGTCCCAATCTGTTAAGGGATTGGAGGGTGGTAAATTTTGGTAGTTAGTTTTGGCCAGACACTGGTACGTACTTCCACTGTCTCTCGATGGCAGATATGGCATTTATGATCTCCTTTTGGAATAATATTGTTTAAGTGACTCGCTCAGACGTTTAACGTGTTCGGCAGTTTTCTTACGACCTTTGTGAAGTTTTGAAATTTCTACTTGTGGTTCGGTTAGTTTAGAAGTGGTCAAAGAATATATTAGCGAGCAGAAAAATGTCTGAAAGTATTTTAGTAGTCAAGATCAAACATAATGCTGACCTAACTGCTGAATTAGCAAAAGCGGTGCAGATAGCCAACTATGCTATCAAAAACAGATATTCGCTATCAAGTAAAAATGTTTCTGATATTGGTTTGCCTTCCGCTATTAGCAATCAGGTTCTACGAAAATATGGCAAGAACAAAAAATGTAGGCGTATCAATCCAAACAAGATCAAATTAGTAGCACCAGCACAATCAATCAAGGTGGATGGAAAGTCCATTCGTATAATTCCACTGAAACTAACTCTAACCAACGATAGTAAGTATCAGATAGAAAAAGTCTATCAGATAGAATTAGACAAGACTTATGCTTATGTAGCTTTCAGTAAGATCAATCAAGAACTATTAGATACTAATCGGTTTGTCGGAATTGATCTCAATGCTACCAGCCATTGTGCAGTAGCCTCCGCTCCAAATGGTAAAGTCATCAAGTTAGGTAAGCAAGCACCACATATCCACAAAAAATATAAGGCATTGCGTAGTGCCTTGCAACGACAAGCTAAATACAAAAAACTAAAACAAACCAAAGGCAAAGAAACCAGAAAGGTCAAAGACATCAATCATAAAATTAGCAAACAGATAGTTGAGTTTGCTAAACAAAATAACTGCGGTATCAAATTAGAGAAACTAACTGGTATTCGCAATAGTAAGAAAAACAATAAGTCATTTCGCTATACCTTAAACTCTTGGTCATACTACCAACTTGGTGCTATGATAGCCTACAAGGCACTTTTGCAAGGTATTTCAGTGCAATACATTGATCCAGCCTATACAAGTCAAAACTGTAGTAGATGTGGTCATCTTGGAAAGCGTAATGGAAAAGTATTTAAGTGTGCAAATTGCAACCACACTGGTCATGCCGATGTCAATGCCAGTTTCAATATTGGCAAATCAAACGCATTGATCTCTGCCACCGAGAAAAAGATCGGTGGTAATGGCGATACTGATACGCCTATGAGGCAACGAAATGTCTGAAGCAAGACTTTTTCGACCTCGGAACCTCCAATGCTTTAGCTTGGAGTTATTCAGCTATCTATATCCTCTTATTGGTAGTTAGAGTCATTTGCTGAATAGAAACTGATATTTCTTGGTATCCATATGCCAGGAGGTGCAGATGCAGGAGGTTGTCCGGGATTAACTGTATTATAATAAGTAAAAGTAGTATCGGTTGCTTGATTATAATATATGGAAGCAGAATATACTTCAGAATTACTCTCTAGATTTTTATCAAATTGGCTGGTAATATTGGTTTGATAAGCTTGCGAAAGAGAAGGAACACGGCCTGCTCCTAAAGCTAATAATCCCAAGGAATTAGTTACTTGACCAGGGCCCAATAATGCAAAGTTTTGCAGGACATTAGTCAGGTAAGTTTGGGCATTAGCAGAGGCAGGGAAAATGTAATCTCCAGCAACTGCCCCAGTATCACCGTAAAAATCTGTAGTAGCAATAGTGTAACTGAAAGTAATTGTTTGTCCAGTTACAGGGGCTCCAGCCACATTAAAGGTGATAGAAATAGCACCTGTAGAATAATTAACAGTTCCACTCATAGATTGACCACCAAAAGATCCTGAAATAACTCCAGCGCCATTATCAGATCCAATAATACTACCATTGACATTAACTGTTAAAAGTCCGGGGACAGGTAAAAAAGACAAAGTTCTACTATAAGTCAAAGTGCCAGTTGCAGCGTTCATATTATCTGTTTGGGTAGCACCCGTACTAGAGAAAGTAAGTGGCGTATCTAAAATAAGTGTCCAGGTGTTGTCGCCATTATTAACAGCATTTAGAATAGTGGCTTGCACAACCTGCCAACCCGTTTCTAAAGAATCAGAACGATTGATCCAGTTTATTTGAGTGACATTAGCAGTAGGAGATGGAACTTTACCATCAGAAATGGAAGCAGTAGAACCAGTAGCGGCTGCGATGGTAATCTCAAATCCAGCAGGTGTGGTAGGAGTAGCACTAACATTACCTGTCACCGAGACGATTTGTGGCACATGATAACCAGATAAATTGAGACCTCCTACCCAATATCCATCTGGATTAGGCCAAGTAGTAAAATTATTCCAACCATTACCTCTACCATTATAAGCTGCCCCCACTGGATAAGGTAATGATAAAGTAAAAGCTAAATTAATAGGTAAATTATTAACGGTTGTAACAGCCGTGGCATAGATATTGCCGACAGTAGCTGCTAATTGACCATAAACGGCAGAAGTATCATTAGCTAAAGTATTACCATCATTAAACTCTCCAAAATTAGGATTGGATAGATTATTTACTGAATTAGGTAAAGTATACTGATTATAGACAGGAGATTGTAAGTTAAGAGATAAACTATTATCATTAGCTAAATGTGGCAAATCTCTGCCAATATAAGAGGTGGTTTGATAACCGGCTAGGGCGATTAATTGGGTGCCTGCTCCATTATAATTAGGATAGATAAAAGCTGCCTGAATGAGAGTATCTACACCTTGTGCTAATTGGATGAGAGAAGAGGCATTGCCGCTTTGTGGTGGATTTTGCAAAGTTAACAGTAGACGATTACGAAAAGTAGTATCATCTTCTACATCTTGACCACCAGTCAAAGCAACGGTGACAGGACACGTATTTTGTGTCAGTGGAGGAATACCGATTGACCAAGTCAGCACGGCTGGAGGTGCTAAATTAGTATTACTACCTTGATCAATTGAGACAATGGGAAAATTACTACCTGGTTGATAGATGCCAGTCTGCGAGACTTGATAACTTAACCCATTGGAAGCTGTTAAGGTCATAGCGGTAGTGAGTGTTTGAGGAGCTGCTGCAATCAATGCAGCAAATCCTTGAGCTGAAGTAGCTCCTCGGCGGAAAATGCCAAACTGATTAGCTAAACGGTCTAAATCACTACCAGTTGCACTATCTGGCATTTGGCTTTGAAATTGCTGCAATGCTTGATAGTATAAGACAGCTATTTGGTTAGCTAACGAAGAATAACGTATAGCTAATTCGGAACCAGGATCAATACTGACACTATAGCCGTACTGTGTTGTGACAGCCTGATAATCATTCAAAAGTTGTTGCAGAATGACCGCAGCAGATGGGATGGTAAGGTTTATGCTCATGAGTTAGTCTTGATTGGTAAATTAGTCGTATTAGTCAATCCCGATACATTATCGATCCAATTGAAACTAATAATAGCTTGTCCAGGAAAAAGTTGCGTAATACTAACTGGTGGCGTCACAGTAATTTGACCGCTACTCGTTAAATTAGATAGTGCCTGTTGAATAATAAGATAGGCTTGTTGCGCAAAATTAGGAGTATTGATGATTTTAATAGATTGAATATTGTTCCCAAAACCAGGAATAGAGGTAGTATTATAACGTGTCAAAACTGCCAGATAAACCTCTTGTTGAATAGCGTTCATACCATTAAAATGTCCATTAGAGGCTAATTGATAGTCTCCTGTTACTGGATTGATAAAACGGGCCCCATCTATAGTAGAAGAATTCTGCCAATCAATTAAATCTCGACGATCAGGCGGAGTATTAGCTGGAGGTATGAGGAGATTTACTCCGATAGGAAAAGGAAATGTCATTTATTTTGCCCAATTATGTGATCAGGTTGCACAACACCATTAAACCAATATTTCTCAAAAACATCGAGAGGTAAAATATCAGAGAGGATAAATTTGCCATTTTGCCACCATTCTAAAACATATTTTTTACCATCAGGAGCTACTCTAAATAAACGAGCGGGCCCATCCTCACGATGATAAACACCATTGAGAGACCATTCCTGATAATCTGTATGCATCATGGCAGGATGCTTCTCAGCATGTAAACCTCCATTTTGATGAGTAATAGTATGTTGATATAATTTTACAATAGTCATTTTGGGCAGGTGGGTATTTGTATTTGAGACAATGAACTAAAAGCACTATTCAAAGCGGCGTTAAGAGTAGCTATGGCCATATTGAGTCCAGGAATAGTAAGCGGTAAACTCGGTAATGGAGATAATGGAATAGACAAAGGACAACAAGGAATAGCTAAGGGTGGAACCGATAATCCAATAGAGATTGTTGCACTCAAGCCTCCAAAAATAGGAGGTAATTGAGGAGGAGATACGCTAACGGTAAAACAAGGTTTTATAGTCTGCGTCATATAGCCGCCAAGAGAGCCGCTACCGTGGTAGCATAAACAGGATTATTAGATAAATCTGCAGCCAAAGCGGTAATAGTAGCTGCCATACCCGCAGGGATGCCAGAGGTTACACCAATAGCACTTAATTCTGCTAATAGATTCACAATTACTAAACATAAATCACTAACTATATTCTGGGTCGCCATATCATTGGTGGTGCAACTAGCCGCATTAACATTAAAAAATGTTGGATAAATAGGATTAAGGGTCGTGCCCCCTAAATGCATACCCGCTCCACTTTGATGAGTAAAATGCCAACCTGTTTGATCACAGATAGCCGTACCAAACGGACTAACCATTTTCCATCCATTAGGAGATAATTCATCCATAATTAAATTTCCGCTAGAGTCTTCGGTGAGTCGTGTAATAGAATCATCACTTTTAATAAACATAGCAGCTTTACTATTACTACCATATAGACAAGTCTCACCAGGTTGTATTTTACCAGCCGCTAATTCAGTGCGAGTATCGCGATAGGCAAAGAGAATATTTTGATCTCCTCTAATAAAACCTATAGCTTGAGCACTGTCTTGATTACTGACAGTAGAGTTTGGGAGAGCCGGAATGGAGACCAATCCAGCAGGATGCCAAATTTCGGCTTGCACGCTTGCCATTTCGTTGTATTCGGAAAAACCAACATTAGCTAAAGAGGCTCCGGTTTGTGAGGTAATATCGGAGCCACCTTGTGTAGGAGTAGTTGTTCCTAGCACATCAAAAATAGCCAATCTAATGGAATCACCATGAATATTAGTCCCCATCATGATTTTATTACCGCCGTATTGTCTATTATCGCCGTATTGGTGTAGGGGAGATTGAGTTTGAGATGAGTTTTGGGGCCGTCTTGTCGAGTACGAGTAAAATTAACTTTCTCAATCCAAAGTTGTGTGTTAATTGGAGCAGTATTATTAACTACATCATCCTGCAATTGACACATACAGTTGGGTTGCCATACTACTCCAGAAATAGAATGACCATCCACTGTATAATGAGCTTGTAAAAATTTGTTCTGATTTTCTGCCATCAATTTACGAACACTCATTGATAACTCTTGTCCCTCATGAGCTTCCTTCGATTCATAGTAAAAAGGACGACTATAATTAGTAGAAACTTTAATGGGTAATTGACTAAAGACATTATATATATCTAAATTAGATTCCATCAAAATATATCCCTTATTTTGTGTCAGATCTTTGATAGCATTTTTTACATTTTGAATTGTATTATCTAGCTGTTGATTGCTGGTGGCATTAGCCAACTTGATACTTAAATCATAAATATTATTGGCGGGGGCTGAGTAGCCCGTTAATTCATTGATACAAATATTCTTTTGTGTCTTTTTACGATATCCTGGCTGTCCGAGGGTAGATTGTCCAATGATGACAGAAAATTGTTCTTTGGCACTGAATCTAAGACTACCTTGTAGTACATTATTCAAAATAGATAATGTAGAGTCGTGACTATGACGTAAAATGAAAGGTGAAGCAGAAGAACGATCATAAGTAGGAGGAGAAATTAAAATTTGTTCTTCTATATTGGTTCCATTAGGAACCAAAATTACTTTGATATAGCAACCCAAACAATTAGCTAGCTTTTTGGCGTAGGAGAGATAAGTTTCATTAAGACCAGGCTGTAGTAAGTGTTTTAAGCTATCGGTGAAACTACGAACTTGAGTTTGGTCTCTCACATTACCTTTTCTTTTAACTCTTACACCGAATTGGCCTCCACTCTTTAGGGTGAGTGACTTGCCCTCCGCATCAGTATCACCCGTGATAGAAATATCTAAATTAGGTTGAAAACTACCAAAGATTTGAGCAAAAGCTTGTGAAAAGGTGGTATTAGCCGTAAAATGGAAATTATTATCAGAAGAAGTTCCCACATTTGGCAAAATATAAGCCTGTGCAGCTTGTCCCAAAATATCTCTACCCGAAATAGTTAATTTAGTACCACCATTACGTGTATAAGAAATATCGATATCATCCAAATAAGCAATCATCTGCAGATTACCAGCAATATATACTCTAACCTGCTGACCCAACACCATATACTGAGCTAATTGTGTGTCCTTACTGTCTTCCAAAGTAGCTGTAAAAGCATCCGAACAAGTAAAAAAATCTTGTTCAATATTGTAAGATGTCCAATCGTCAATAATGATATTGCCAAAATGAATACTCACAAAATCTTGATCGATCGGCTGATTAGAAGAATTCATGATTGAATAAAATTAACTTGTGTTTGAGCTGCTACATAATAATAAGGCGTAACAAATGGATTAAGAGATAGGAAAGTATCTAGATCTTGATTAAGATAACTAGATAAACTAATAAGAGAAATATTTTGTGGCACCACATATTGTCTTATGGTTTGTCCATTAGCATTATTAGCTAATACTTCTTGAGCAATTTGTATTTGACCCAATAATAACTCTAAACCCAATTTGACAGAAGCGGTAGTGACATTATTAAGGGAATTATAGTAATAGATTAGTGCTGTCATTAATTTAGCAGTTTTGCTAAGAAAGATTCCGGCATGACCCGAAGTAGTATTATTAAGAGCAAAGGCAGCTTGATAAACAGCTTGTAAGCTTTGGGGATCAGTAATCAAAGCTGTATTACCAGATAAACCAGACGTTCCACTAATTGTCGAGGCATTTGAATTAGTGCCAAAATTGGTGTTAGAAGCTTGATTATAAGCATTTAATAAAGAGCCATATTGAAAACTATTACTAGTCTGCTGAGCGACTACGCGGGAGGTAGCAATAGTTTGTGGAATAGCGGTAATCAAAGAAGCTGCAATACTTTGTGTAGATGCATTCAAAGAGGCTAATTGAGATTGTAGTCCTGTAATGACGGTAGAGGGATAAGCAGTAATCTGAGCTACCGCCGTGGAAACTTGTTGTAAAAATTGACCTAAATTAAGTCCAGGTGGAGCAAAGGGTGGATTATTGAGAGCATCCTGTACGAAAGGAATATTTAGTTCTGGTATTCCACTAGGTATTTGAATGGGGGCGGCTTTTTCCTTGATTGTTTCAATCAACGTAAAATCAACAAAAGCCCCATCTCGTGGAGCATCGCCCGTATATCCGTAATCCCAACTAACAATGCGACAATTGAACGCAGGCTTATCTGGATGTTGAAAAATGCCTGACTCCATATGTGCATCATTATACAGAAGTGACATTAGACGATTAAAGACATCAGGATATAATTTACCAGCTGGCCATGTTTCATTGATAGCGGGGTAAACATTATTAGTGAAAACTGCTCTGACAGAAAACTGCATGGGATTACGACCGACTGGTTCTACACGGGCACCATCTAGATTAGGATATTCATGCACTGCTAATTGTTGAGAACCGTTCTCTTTGAAAGAGACGCACGGCATAATAAGACCTCTCCAACTAATTTGTTGTAAGTTGGAAGAAAAATCATTGCTACCAGCGGGGCCTGCATTATTGGAACTGGGTGTTATGGGTGGGTTAGTAGGAGGTAATCCAGTAGTCATTTATCGTCCAGTAGGAGCAGGAGGTGCAGGTTGAGGTGTCTTATTCAGTTTATCAGCTGCTTCTTTAAGTTTATCAGCTGCCACAGTTAATTTATCAGCAATAGGCGATAATAATCGATGAAAAGTACTCTCCTCTTCTTCTTTACTAAATTTAGATAATGGTTGATTCTCTAAATTCTTATCACCCTTTAAAGATGGATTTTTTTCTTCGATGTCAGCAATTATTTGTTTTCTAAAATCTTCATCAGAGATGCCAAGAAAGTGTGCCAAATCAGAACCATGTTTGCTTTGATTATAATCCTGAGAACTAGTTTGAATAACATCAGATAATTTCTGTAATTCATCTGAACTGGCGCCAGGAATAATGGGCTCTAAAACTTGCATAGTAGCCACTAAATACTTGGCAAAACCCAGCATGATTGGAATGGAAGCGCTAAATGCCTTGGTCAAAATTTCAATAGATGAAGCTAAGGCGGGCGCGTTGTCTTTCAACACATTAACGAAATCTAACACCGCTGGCATTACCTTATCTTTAAAGACTGGCATCACTTCTGTCTCTAGTTCAATAGCCAAGTTATTAAAGGCTTTTTTAGCTTGATATTCGGTAGTTTCTGAGATGTCTTTCAATTTACCATCAAACTCATCAATAGCCATAGAGCCATCTGCCATTTTCGTAAAAGTATCTTCTATAATCTTTTGTTTATCAGCTTCTGACATGCCAGGAGTAAATTGAGAAGACAAAGAAGAAGTAATTCCCATTAAAGCCTTTTGGCCTCTTTCCTCGATCAATTTAGAAGGCAATTTACCTTCATAAGAAGCTAAGGCTAATTTGGACATAGTTTTAATTTCATCGCTAAAAACTAATTGTCCACTCTTATCATGAGTTAAAAAGTTACCACCCAATATTCCTTGCAAACCACCATATTTAGAGCTACCAGGAGATAGGAGTAACTCTTCCTGCAAACGTCGAACGCCCGTAACAGCTTGATCAGCTGATTGGCCTCCAGTAAAACGTTGGGCTAATTGCACCATTCCCATTTCAAAATTGATGCCCTTAGTAACTCCCATACCACTTTTACCAGCAAAACCCAAAGCTTGTGTGATGTCTTGAGCATTCCTAAGTTCTACTGCTCCTGAACGCCCTAACCCCCACATGTTCATAGCTACTTGCTTAACTTCATTACTCTTTAATCCGGGAAATTGCGTCATAATCTGACCCAAAATACCACCTGATTCTTCTGCAGTTAAACCAGAAACAGAAGCTAAATTAGCCATAAATGGAGCCAACTCTTTGAGAGGCCCGAATGTTCCTGTGCGAGCTTTGAAGGCACTAAAGCCTGCCCCAATCTGTCCTGGAGTAAATTCACCATTAGCAGAAGTCTTATTTATTAAATTAAGAACTTCTTTAGTAGAAACATTATCAGTAACGTTGGCAGCAATTTGGGCAGCTAATCTTTCGGTGGAAACACCTTCTACGATAGTTTCTTGTAGATTACGAGCACCACCAATTTGACTAACTGCACCAATTAAACTGGTCGCTAAATGAGTTGCGGCCCCTGCCACTCCTGCAAAAGCCTTTTCAACTAATACGCCTGCTACAGCTAAACCACCAAAAGCTGCTGCTCCTCCTAAACTCATCTCAGTCCCAACACCCAATTCACCAGCCGCACGTAGTAAATGACCAGTACGATAAAACCCAGCTGTCTGAGCTAAATGACCAGCCGATGATAAATTAAACCCACCACCCGAAGTATTTTGCATTAAATGCTGTTGTTGTAAAGCAGCTCTTTGATTTAGATTATATAATTGTCTTTGAAACTTATTTTCAATAGCTAATCTGTCTTCTGCCGATTTAGCAGTACCCTGTACATGTTTAGCATCAAACTCACGCAAAGCGGCCAACATACGCTGGTTAATTTGAGTGCGTTGTAAAGCAGCTTTTTCTTCAGATTGAACAATTCGCTTTTGCATATCCTGAGATAAATCAGAAATACTCTTCATTTGACTTTTTAATTGTGGTATTCCCATCAATTGAAGATCAATCTGAGCCTTAGGTGGTGTCATTTATTAATTCCGTGGAGTTGTGCCAACAAATCAATCGTAAACTTTATTGGAGCTGCTGGTTTAAGAATCTGTGATTTGGTAGCTTCAGGATCCATTAAACTTCGTTGGTATCGCTTGAGAGCATACCAGTGGAGCCATTGTCCTTCTGTAATACTGCCAATTTGGCACCCATATAGTTGATCAGGACGATCAAACTGAGCTGAGGCAGCGAATTCAAAAAAAAATGTGGCTCTTTACCATCCGCAATGATCTGATCCAGTAGCGCATTTAGCTTGTCAGGATCATCATTATTAAGATGCGTCAGATAAGGTTGATTCATTTTGAGCATCAAATAGGAATTAGACAAAATTCCAATATGCTCATATGGTAATTCAGAAACAGATTCAATAGTAGGAAAGAATTTCTTATTTATATCCTGTGGAAGTCTAACAGAATAATAAACAACCCAATAAGCAAATCTATCTTGATACAGGTCATCATAGTTAGAGACATCATCTTTTTTAGGAGGATTTTTACCAAAAGAAGCCATTACCTCTTGATGAGCTAATTGTTTGGCTTCGAATTCTTCTCTACCAGATAAAACTACCATGGGTAAAGTAATAAAGGTACCATCTGATTTGGGCAGCTGAACATTGTGTTGAAAGCGCTGTCCCAATTGATGATAGAGATTCTTTTTATCTAAATTTTGTTCTGTCATAGATTGTGTCCCGTTGAAAAGAAAAAGAGCAGAAAAACAACAAAGCTCAACAGGACGAAAAGCTAAATTGTCTTTCTGCTCATTAGCAGCCCATTGAACGATCTCAATGAGGACTAAATGACCAAATGTCCTGTTGGGTCAATTAGTTTTATATAAATTATTCACATCAGTTATTGCGAAAGTGTAAAATTCCCCTCAAAATTGCAGGAAAAGTTTATCTGTCCACCAACAGTATAGTCCATATCAACGGAACGAATGAATCCCTTAAAAACTAATTGTTGGGCAGCTGGCTGACCAATAGCAATTAAGAAAGTCAAAGGAGTATTGCCATTTTGGTTCATTTGAGTTAGCATAGTGGCATCCAACTGATAACCCTTACCAGTAATCATACCCTGATTAGCAAATCCAGGACCAGTTACATCAGTAGGTTGATATGGAACAGCACCTTTCATAGTGCCAGTAGTCATAGCAGCGCCTGTGACAATACCTGCCCAACCACGCATAATGGTTTTGACAGTTTCACCACCATCTACTCTATTAAGAGTGATGGATTGAACTTCTGTCAGGAAGTTATTATCTACAGCAATAAAAGAAGGTTGGTATTTCTGGCCAACATAAGGAGGCGATGTAGGAAGAGACATTTTATATTATTTCCTTAAACAAAAAATTAAAGAGACTGCATACCTTCATTCTACTATTATACAACGCTGTCAGACTCATTCACCAACAAGACGATGGTATGAAGCAGATTATTGATTACTAGCGGACAGCTAATGGAGATACGAGTATTTGGATTGGTCTCTTGCTGAACAACCAAGCCCTGTTGTGTGGCCACCGGATCAATTAAATTAGCTGCACCATATTGCTGAATGACTCCAACTACCAAGTTCTGGACTTGAGACGCTGAAACTGTACCAGCCGCTGGAGGAGGTGACCCCTGTGGAGGATTAGGTATAATGACTCTACGGTTAAAGGTCAGAGCTAACTCTGCAATCAAATCATTCATAAAATGATCTGACACAGTGACTTTACCCGCATCTACGATTCTCAAATCTAAGACAGTAGTATTACCAACTGTTTGCTGAAAATGTGAAGTGCAACGTTTGACCACAGTCGTATTACCACCACGTAATACTTTCATAGGAGTTACGCCTGATAAAATAGCTGACTGAATATCCGTCGCAGATGGAGAAGAACCATCTAATGGAGCTCTAACACTCCAGAAAGGCTGAGTCTGTGCATCTTGGCCGAAATAGTCAAAATTGACCCCAGAAGCCGTCAAAGGATTAGTTTCAAAAGTAGTAATAGCTGCACACCAAGTGGCTGCTAGCTCAAAAGGAGTTAGGTCTAAGTTCTTGCACCAAATAGACTCACAACGAGCATCATTAACACTAGTGGCAACTGATTCTGTGCTGGCCAAAGTATCTACTGAACCAAAAAGTGCTCTTTGACGTTGTCCATAAACAGGTTGTGCTAATGTATCAATCTGAACCTGAACTTGAGAACAAATTCCATTAGCAGTCCCATCAATGGAATCGAAACCGGCCTCTGGTATGTAATAGTAGAAATTACCACCATTAACACCTGTCAGTGCCAAGGAAGCTAAGACAGCTGCATAACCAGCAGAATCACTACCTGCACCACCCGTTAGGAAGGTGGGAGCATGAACCGAAAGAGTAACACCAGAACCCGCTACCACTTGTGGGAAAGCACGCACCCAATTACCACGTGCACCTGCTACCTTGGCTGTAAGAGTAACCGTGTTGGAGGTAGCAGAAGCAGTAACCGGTAAGAGAATATTACCGTTCACTTGATTAACTAAATTGGTTGCAATAGTAGCAGAAGAATCAGTAGAAGCGAAACTAGACTGAACTGGCACCTTACCATCTACAGAAACTTGTACCACACCAGATGTTTGTGTTGGAGAACCTGCAGCTGTTACTGTAAAAGATAAAGAAGCAGCCACGCCACCATGTAGCAGGCCTGCATCCGGAATAGGTACTGCATACACTGGTGTCGAAGGATTAACCTTCATGAAGGCTTGGACGCCTAACATCAGTGGTGAGCCGGGGCCGAAAAGGTTAATAGCATCATTAGTAGATCCCATAGTTATTTGAGTGTCTGGCCCATAGATGGTATAGCCATCGATTCCTGCATAAGCTGAACCTTGCGAAGTGATATTCCCCAAAAGTAGAACTGCATAAACTTCGGTTGGGGCGCTTTGCGCTCCCGTCCCTAAATTAAGTTGTCCATAAATGCCAGGAGGTGCATTAGCACTAATTCCATTAAGTACGATAGGCGCAGCCATTATTGATCCTTATTATTAGATGTCGTCTGAACAGCGACAGAGGGAGAAAAGAGAGGAACACCACAAGCTCGAGCCGTCTCAATATCAATAGCCAAAAGAGTTTGTTCCTTTAAGCATTTTACATAATGAGGATGATACAAAACTTGACATCCCTCAGGATTAACTTGATATGAATTTGTTGCTGGATTGTATGTTTTGCCAACTAAACGAATGGCGCCTGTACGAAAAGGCATACCATGCTCATTCAATTCATGCACGTTAGCCGTTTCAACAGCCATAACTTTGAGTAAACGATGTGGAGAGATCATGCGTATGAAAAGGCTCCTGTTAGAGTGTAAATATTACCACGATTATCAGTCACGGTCACATCACCATTAGTAATTGCTGGTGATCCTGCCGAAATAGCTAAAATAGTTTGAGGACTCTTAACTATAAACTTGGTGACCGGAACTCCTGCCAAAGAGATTGCCACAATATTAGAAGTAAATCCCGCTCCCTGTAATAAACAAACTTGATTACCTGATAATGGAGAAGTATTAGGCGTAATAGAAGTAATGGTAATATTAGGATTTAATGTGGCTTGACTAAACGGTGAAATTGGATTGCCTGGCTGATAACCATCTATTAAACTATCAGTAATATCAAATCCAGTAAATTCCGAATAGTTGGAAGAAACGAAATTGGTTCTTTCTGCTACTGTTACGTGGACTTGCAAAGATGGGAAATAAGTTTTCCCATCTTGTCCTAATAAGGAGCCATATTCGGCTCCCTTAGCCAAGATAAAAGAAGAATCAGCTTCCGCAAAGACTAACTCTCCATTATTGTAAAGAGGATCAGATTGAAAGAAGGTAGATTTAAGAATACATTTAGAGAAAGCTGCTAAGAAATGATATAATCGAGCTAATTGTGGATTGGTCAAGGGTGGCATGACCAAAGTAATTAAATAGTTAGATTCAACATTAATCCATTGGATAGATTGTTGTGTCCATTTTTCATCTTTACGATAACAAGAGAGAAGAGGAAATTTATAGTCAGTGGAAAGTAAAGTAGAAGTAACTGGATAAGCAATAGCTTGGGGCACTACATAACCATCTACTAAATAATTAACATTAGCAGAAGTCAATTGTAAAGCTTGTGTAACCGCTTGCCAACGAGATATGAAGTTAGCTTGTAAGACCCCTTGGTAATAAGCTAACAGACGATAGGTGACAATGTCTAAATCATACAGCTCGTTATTAGAAGAAGTGGGCTGTGGTGGATAAAAATTATCGTCAAATGACCAAAGTTGTGTCATCAATATTCCTGTTCAGATCAGAGATATTGATGACAAACTTGCTCAAAAATCTCGTTTAGTTCCTGTTCTAATTTATCAGCTGCTTTCTGCATGAAGAAGTATCCTTCATGGGCCTTAACATGCTTGGCAAAAATAACCTGCGTGCCAACTCTAAAACGAAGAGCTTTAGCGGTCTTGGGATAGATGATGGGGCCCGCTTGCGCATTGCCTTCTTCCAAATAACCAGAATAAGGTTTATCAGCTAAGACAAACCCGGAAGTTTCAGAAACAGGGTGAAACTGGATGGCTTGATTGAAAGAATCGGAGGCATGGAACAGGTTTTGCATTCGTGCAAGTTCTGCTCCTCTCTCCCCAGCTTTGTGTAAAGTCTGCTCACCTATTGTCTCTAATTGCTCTGAGAGCTGGTGAAAAGCGTGATTTAAGTCCATGGTGTAGAAGATGTTGCCTGTAACAAAACCCAATATCGAATATTATTCATACTCTCTATAACTAATTGCTTAACCACAAAGTAATTACCATTGGCATTCAAAGACGGCCCTGTTAATTGTATATAAAGTTGTTCGTTATTAGGAGAGGTATTTTGAAAAATTTGTGGGTTAATACCGCCACCTTGACCTGAAACATATGGGAACACCAAAGGGCCCAGCTTGACAATATTATCGGTTAAAGCGCCACCTGATAGTACTAATTGTTCGCCTGTTAACTGAGAAACGGGTGGATTAAGATACCCATCACCGGGAGCAAAGGACAAATAACCTTCGCACACTGTTAATCGTGTCTTGGTAATGGTAGGATTGGCTGGCAAATCAGCAAAACTAATTTGATCATTTGTTATTTGATACAGCCAAACAGCATATGGACATTCGCCTAACATGACACGCCCTAATAAGGCGTAATCATTAGCCAGACGAATAGGATCGGAAGCATCCGTGACCATAATTAACCTGCATTCTGAATACGTCGATATCTTTGATGTCCGTATCCTGTAGTAGGTGCGGGAGCAAAATAATTAGCTGGTATAGGAAAACTCATAATAATGGAAAGTTCCTGCACCAAAGATGGTCCAGTAACATATCTCCACATAATTTCTTGTCTAGCATAATCAGTATTCTCCGTGGCCATAGTAATGGGTATGACGGAAAAGTTCTTGATCTGATAATCTAGATCGATTAAACGACCTAAACAATATCTGACCTGCGTAATTAATACCCCACCATCCCATACATAATATCCATCAATACCATTCAGAATACTATCAAACTCAGGGTTAGTTCCCACCAAGGTAGGAAATCCGCAAAAAGTGCGTAAAAACTGTTTTTCGAAGTTCGATAATGGAGATAGCGGATTTTGAACAGCTGGATTATAGTATGGATTGAGAGGCATTTAATTATGTTCCTATTTAACCGCTGCTCAGTTATTCCGCAGGAGCTGCGCTTAGCTAACCGCCAAATTATAGATGACACCAATACGGTTAAGTGATTTCACTCTAAATTGGTGTTCTAATTCCATAGCCATTCTGAGTGTAGCACCTGGCTTGTATAGAGAGTAAGTATAGAATGGTAAGCCCAATTTCTTAACAATTTGAGCATAAGACTCCACACCATTACGTTTCTCAGAGAGAACCGCATCTACCCAAGACTCATAAGGTAGGATATTGCAGACCAAATCTTCAGGGCGGAAAGCGGCAATGTAGCCGTCGAGACCTGCTTGTGTAGCCGTGGCAACAGTACCAGCCCAAGCCGAGTTAACATACACAGGAATACCATCGTAAGAAGCCACAGCCCCTCCTACTACAGCATTCTTCATATCTCTAACGCCTAGTTCATAAGCAGCTGGAGTTCCCATCGACCAAATTCTAACCAAACCATCACCCAAAACTTCCTTAAAAGTAGTAAATGTCTTAGGAGACATCATAATAGCCTTTGGAAAGATGTTGGCATTCGTTTGCAAATTAGCAATCATATGATCCAAATCAGAAGCCGTTAGAGCCGCACCACCTGCGTTAGTAACAGAAGGATTCCATGCGCCATAAGCATTGGTTAAACCTGCATATTGACCGCCATTAGCAACTGTCAGGGCAGCATAGATGAAACCAACTGGGCCTTGGGTATTGGCAAAGGTACCTGAATTATCAGTTACTGTGCCAGTTCCAATGGCCGCCTGTACTTCGATCACTCTGCATTCATATGAAAGAGAGTTAAGCCAAGCTTTCTTCAAACGATCTACAACCACATCAGGTGTAATGGAAGCGTCCATACTACGAACTGTCGCCAATTCAGTATGAGTGAAACCAAAACCTGTTCTGGCAATAGCTCGATTGAGCTGTGCTTTGGTAATGTCTCTGGCACCAAGCTCCGTAGCGTTATCTACGTTAGAGCCTTCAGAAACGAAGCCTCCCGCCACTCCAGAAAAGCCGATTGACCAGAAAACAGCGGTCGAACCAGTGAATTCGAATTCAAAATCCATCATTCCCATGAGTGGAGCGGCTTCGTTCCAAGCATCTACACCTTCTTTTGCAAATTGGTTAGGGACGCTTGCAGCAATGTTCCCGATGAAATCAATACCAGCCATGTGTTATCCTTATTGAGTAATTATTTACAAATTAATATAGTTGGTGTAAATAATCTTTATGAAATTGTTTGAGAGTTTAGAGAGGACGACCGTTGCCAACCCAAGCTTTAGCGGCTTCTCTCATTTCATCCATAGAGAGATAGTTTTTGGCAGTAATACCATTGTTAATTTTTTGTTCCACGGAGGTATTGGTGGAAGTATTGGTGCGAGTTTGAAGGGTGTTGTTAGGATTTTGTCCCGCACCTTTTAGATCGACCGGATCGCGCAAGAATTGTCCATGAGAGGTTTGAGAGAACTGTTGTAGAGCATCTGTCAGAGGACGCGGTACACCATCGATGGTTAGGTATGGTTGACCTGACAATTTATCGTAGTGAAGACCTTTTTCCAAAAAGGAAGTAGCCAAATCAGAGTTCTTATCAATACCATGAGCTTTAAGACCGTTAAGAAGAGCAGATTTTAGATTCTCTTGAGAGCGTTGTTCTTCTAATTGCTTATTACGGGATTCCAAGGCTTCAATTCTTTGACGAGTGGTCATTTCATCTGGATCGGGAGCCTTAGGCTGTTTAGCTTGTTGCGATTCCTGGGCTTGTCTGTCCATAGATTGCTTGAGAGCGTCAATGGAAGATTTGAGCGGATCCATACGAGAGGTGAAAATAGAATTGATTTCTTGTAGTTGTTCAGGAGAAAAAGTGGTCATATAGCTGTTCCTTATTTTAAGCCATTCAGCTTGGCTTGATCCCGAAGGATTGTTGAAATTAACCTCTTTCAATTGGAGGATGATCTATATTCAGAGATCATAGCTGATTGGCATTTTCTATCCCAATTAAGTAATAGAAAATGTTTTTAGATCTTAATAAGGGGTTATTAGAGACCTTTGACTTTTATTAGTGCATCAATCATAGCTTTGGCTTCCGCCATTGTAAAACCAAGATATTCTTGCAAATGCTCAACAAAATCATCTTTAGTCATCAATAACCCCTTACTACTTAGTGTTGGGACTATTCATTTTGTCTTGATTCTCAATGCTTATGTTTCCAATACTTTTTCTAATCATGGGTCTTAATATTCAGGAACTGGTTCATTTTGGTTAGATATTTGTTGAGAAGATTGCATGGATTTACCACCTACCTCACCTTGTCGTTGCAAGCGATGCATTTGATCCCATTCACCCTTCATGCTACCTACTTCAGCTACGTAAGCGGTGATAGTAGGTTTATTGATATTATGAGCGGCGGTAAATCTGCCATGACCATCTGCCAATTGTAGTTTTGAGTCATCGGGCAAATTGATCAAAATAATTGGTTTGTTCTCATCCGTTTCCGACATTTGCTGTTCAAAATCTTTGATTTGTGGTTGACGTTTTGGATTTTTGACCGCATCCCAATTTCCCATATTGGAATCATCAATTTGGTTCATATTGATCTCTAATGGGCCTTGCCAGTTGGCAGCTTTGACCCATTGGATCAAATCTTCTGAATAATCATCCTTCAGCTGGTCATAGACCTTATCAGCAATGCCAGAAGTGGATTCTTGCGCACGTTTATGCAGAAGAGGAGAGGCCATTTCATGTCCATTTGGTGCCATTTGTAGATCATCGGAAGAATCATCATTCTGTTTATCTGCCTGATCTTGTCCCTGATTGGAAACGGCAGTGGCATAACCATCGGCATCCTCATTGGCAGGAGCGGCCAATTCTTCTTTGATTTTAGCTTTATCTTCATCGGTCAAATCATCCACCAACGCCAAAGATATCTTATACTTATAAGCCTGTTGGAAGGTGGTGGAATTGATATCGATTTTGGTTAAGGAGATAGCTTCTTGCAAGAGTTCTTGGCGGTCTGGATAATCGGAGGTTTGGAGGCCCTGAATATTCCACTTTAATTCTTCTTGTCGATGGTGAGCGACAAAAGAAAGGATTTGTTGTAAATGATTACGGACAATTTCCGCAAAAGACTGCAGGAAGGTTTCCATTTCATGGCGGTCTTCTTGCTTGGCTTGACCAGATTGGGCATGTTGAGATTGTTTCTTATGGTTGGTTGTTGCCATTTGAGAAACAACACGGGCCATTTGGTTTTCTAAATCCTCATTTTGCTGTTGCAAGAAAGCCAGGACATGACCATGAGCTTCCACAATATCGAACTTTTGGTTTTCACCAATTTGGAAGACGCCATTGTCATCCACATGACCTCGTGGCATATGAAAATTGGATGGATTCAGAGTGCGAGGGTCAATAGATTGTCCCACTCCCGGAATCATATTGCCGCCTGATAAGGTAGGAACAATAATAGCATCACGATAAGCAGAATAGTTAGTGTGCGTCCTTCGTTGAAAGTGTTCTTCGGCCAGCGGGGCTAATTTAGCACCAATAGCTAAACCGGAATGCAGGTGAAGACAAATGATAGGAATATGAGGATAAGTGGTTTTAATAGTGTCCTCTTCTTGGAGCAGCATATAATCATCCCACTCCTCTGGTATTGGCTGCACTTTGGACAAATAAGTAGTACAAGAAACTACTTTAGTAGAGGGGTTTTGATTCCAAAAGATGACCTGAAGTTGTTTTTGAGGTGGTTTGAGGAGATCGGGTTGGACACAAAGCTCATAAATTAGTTTAACTTGTTGGAAGAGATGTTTGTTATTTTCATCTTGTTTCCAATCCACTACAGCTTTTGGATCAATATGATACAGATAGGGGGAGAGCAAGCCATCGGCTTCCTGTTGGGCACGGGAGCGATATTCCTTTTGCATTTTAGGGACATCGATGCCAGTATAAGAGGTGTGATGTAGAAGAGATGAAATGAATTGTTTTTGCAAGAAATGATGCAAAGACTCCTGCTTAGCTTTGTCGCAGCCACCCACCCATTCCTGATAGAATGGTGGGACGGGGGTGTTAGTTTCAGTGGAGGGAGTGATCTGAATAGGAACATCGAAGAGCATGGTAGCGTAGTAGTCGATATGCTTAGAGATAAGTGGAATATAGGCACCTGCGGCTAGACGATCTTGGTAGGCCGCTTGGGTGGTTTCCCAACCGAATCTGGGAGCGAAAAGAGAGGCATTATTTTGCACCTCTTGGCCACCATGATACAACATATCCAACTTTTTAATGTTGAGCGGATCATAACATAGGTGAGGTCGTTTGAGATTGCCCCAGGCCAGAGTAGGATAGATGGTATCATCTTGAGTGTCTTTTTTTTGCGACAACTGAGCGTATAGGTCTTGATTGGAAAAATTGATTACCATTAGTTAATTACCTGAAGCGTGGAGATTGATAGGGAGTGGGTTGTTGGGCACGTTTTTCTAACATTAGTTCTTGGGCGCCTAAAACCATGGCATCCAATCTGTTTGGAGATTTTTGTTTCGGATTGCCGGTATAAGTCATCATTTCCTCTTCTAATTTGGGAAAAGAGCCCACCAAATGAGCTAATTTTTGCTCCCATAATAAAGATATTGGCTGAGCACGAGTCATCTTACCTTCAGAGATGTGGATGAGTTTTGGGTTGATAGTGGGGTCTTTGGTTCGGAGAGCATAAGTTAGATATTCTCCAAGGCCGTTCTTTTCACCTACTACTTCCACTGGTAGAGAGGTAAGAGATTGATATTTGGCTCGTAATTGTTGAATAGTGGTGGCGGCTTGTTCGGGGCTCATAATAGCAGATTGATCTTCTAAGATATAAAGATGACCATCTTTGCCTCTGGCCTGTACCGAAATACCAAATTCGTCAGAAGTTTCTGGATCAGAAGTAAAAGAGGGGTCGGCGGCCACAATAATTCTGGCAAGGAAATGATACGGATTGAGATTGGGTATTCTGGCGGTTTTAGCAAAAGCTTGTTGTAAATCTGGATGGCGAGTTTGATCAATAGTAGTTTGTGTCCACAGGGCCCCAGGGGTAGAGAAATCTAACACCCCATTGAGTTCAGAGTCAAAATATCTAGTTCCTTGCCATTGCTTAATGAAGAGATTTTTGGTTCTTTCATCCAAATATTCGTTATCAAACATAGAGTTAGAGCCATAATAGCACAAATCTGGTTGTTCTTTGTGTAGTTGGTGGAGATAACGGAAAATGGGAGTATTATCAGGATTGGTAGTAATCAATAACTGGGCACCTGGGAGACGGATAGAAGCATCGAACAGATGGAACATTTTTTCTTGTTTTTCGGGATCACCATCCCAACAGATACGTAATTCATTAAGCCAAGCAAAGGAAACGTTAGCACCAATGAGATACCCATTATTCTGTTGAGTAGTTTTAAGGGTAATCTCATTGATTAATTTGTGAGATTTATCAAAAACACGAATGGTAGAACCCACACGTTGCGCTTGATTGGGTGGGAATTGGTCTAAGAGAGAATCTACCATTCCTCCTGGATCATCTAGGTAGGCATAAGTTGGGGCTACTACCATGAGACCTTTTTGGCCATTGAGGGCTAATTTTCTCATGTGAGCCGCCGACATAAAATCTTTGCCACCCCCTCTACCTCCACAGATAAAAAGATATCTGTGATTAGCAGTAGGTAGTATTTGATTTTTCCTTAATCTAATGTCAGAATAATATCGGAAATATTCCCATTGTTCGGGCGACATTTGCTCAACGAAAGCATGACGTTGCTGCATATTCATCGCATGCCATTGAGAGCCAACATCCAGAGGCATCATTCCTTCTTTTGGGGATCGGAAACGGTTTTTTGAGCTAACTTCTGTAATTCATCCAAAAAGGTTTGCTTAGTATCTGTGGTTTCTCCCTTGGTAGAACCATTTAAGGTCAGCTGCTTCCATAGGATAGACTCTATTAGCTTAATGCAATCAATTTGCAGAGAAGGATTAGTCTTAACTGCCTCGGAATTACACAGTTTTTCCGCTCGTTCTAACCAGTATTCATATTGGTGATGCTTATTAGTTACGGCAGTGCGCATAATTTCACCCAAGTCTTCTAATTGCTGTTCTCTAATCTGTGAAATATAAGAATACACCACAGCTCGTGATAGCTTAATCTGATATTTATCTAAAAAATGAGCCCTAATAGCAGACACAGGCATCCCCTCAAAATACAATTTGTGTAGCAGAGATTTTTGTTCATCCGTGAGTTTAATATGAGCTGCCATATTCTTTTAGTGTTTATTTTGGTTATTTTGTCTTGATTCTACTGTGTAAATCAGATAGGAACCATATCTTTTTCTTTTTCAAATGATATTTGGTTGGCAGATGGGTATGCAGATAGGTTTTTGATTTATGGAGTAAATGTGAGAGTTGGGTTGCCGAGTAGATTGGGGATAATTTTAGAGATTGTGAGAGGGCAATGGAAATAAGGAGAGGATGTCCTGGATGGTGGATGATGTGCCTGTTTTTGTGTATTGTATAATTTACTTGTGTGGCTTGGAGAAGACGGGCCATGGTTCTTTTGTTAATTTGTAGGAGAGTAGCGAGCTGACTAATAGTATAGTAGCCATCAGACAAGGAGATTAGAGGTTTGATTTTCATCTGTTTTGCTAATTAAGATAGCCGCAAAAATAAGTTGCTGAGAGATGGAGTTAGTGCTTCTATCCAATTTGTTGTGAATTTGCACGCCCTTAAAATGCCCCCTATAATGGAGAGAGAGTGAATTATGTTGATAATGAAGGGTATATCCCTGGCTCTCTTGGAAGATATCGGAATAGTTATGTTCATCATTATCTAAGACAAGATAGATCGCAAATTGTTTTGTTGAAGTGGGAAGTTGTTCTATTTTAATTTGGGTTGGATGGAAAACATGTTCGTCCTGTAGTCCAACCGAGTTAATGGTCATTTGACATTGTGGATTGGTAGGAGGAGTGAATTGTCCGAATTCTTTTGGGGAGGGCAGTTTATTTTTTGTCATGGTGATAATCGAGCTCCTGTTTGTATTGGTAATAGAGGTCTTGTAGTCTTTGATAATCTTTTTTTATATCTAATTTAATTTGGGTCGCTACTTTCTTATCATTTTTGAGTCTTAGCTCCAATCCAGATTTCCAAGTATGAGTATACAGAATATCTGATAAGGTGGGATGAAATAGTGAGAGACCAGCTAATTCTCCAAAAGCGGTCTTGATGATGTGAGGAATATTATTTTCTTGGTTAAAAATGGCATTAAGTTTGGCACGGTCGTCTGAAGAGTATAATGAGTATAGTTTTTGAATACGGTTGTATCTGGCGATATGTTTACGATTTTTTTGAATGGAATCGAGGGACATTTCAGAGGAGGCAGTGGGGCGGCCTCCTTCCATGCGATATTGGAACGAAGAATAGGAGGAACCATATCCCAGATACATGGGAGCCACGTTCCAGTAAAAATCCATGTCCTGTTTAAGACTCATTAGAGATACGCCTCTACTTGGGGTAATGTAAGATTGGTAATTTGCCATCTATTATAGGCTTTCACCAAGAGATAACGATCCCATTTGATTTGCTGAGATTGATTTATGGATGGGGGCCTGTCATCCAGATGAGAAATTAATTCAATGGCTCCCGACTTTTCGATAAAATCAGTTGGACTTAAATTTTCCATATCTTTGATCCATTGAGCACATAACAAAAAATGATGTGCTGCGTGTTGCTCAACAGCATCTATTAGATTATGTGATAGTACTCTATATGTGACATTACCTCTTTTCCAACTAATTTCATAGTCTCCATTATTAAGTAAATGTAAAGTGAAATTGCCAATATTAGAATACATTATGACTCCTGCGTGGCAGTCTTATCTTGCTGTGCCACTTTCTCTACCTCTTGCTGTATTAACTTAATTCGATCCGCCTCTTGCGCAATTAAGAGTAGTTGATTCTTTAATTGCATCTCTTGTTGCTTCAATTGCTCTTGTTTGAAAGAGATTTCTCCCAATTGGGCGCATAGTTTGGTGTATTCCCCTTGTAATTCTTCTATTGTTTTCATATTAATTAATATCCTTTGCTGAATGATTCTTAAACATCTCCTCCAACCGTCTGGCTTCCTCTATCTTATTAGCTTTATCATTCAGGGCCACTAATTGTGTATCACAGGCTGCCTGGAGGAGTTGGATCGTCTCGGAAATTTGTATCAGTGGTAAAGAAATAGTGCAAATGAGATAACAGGTTGGGGGAAGAGGAATCTCCGATAAAATAACTTGCACCATCCCCTCTGCATCTAAATAAAATTGATATTGATTCATTGGATCCATTGCTCAAACTCCCTAAATGAATGAAAACAATGTCTCCTTAAAGATTGATAATAAGGCAAACGACATCCTGTGGTATCGTAATTGGACATTTCTTTCATAATTGATTTAATTTCAAAAGATTGCTTGACTAATTTAATTAGTTTAGTTTTAATTCCTCCATATAAGAAAGAGGTCTTTTGACCATTGATAATTTGATAGGTTAAATTGCCATACAGAGCTTTATGAATAGAAGTTTGATTACAATTGAATAATTTGGCCATTTCTACTTGGGAGAGCGATTGGGAGAGGAGGAAGAGCACACGTTGTTGATGTTTAGTGAGGATGGGATGAGTAAAGAGGAAATGGAAAGCAGTATGGAGTTGATCATCCATATCCAGAAGATATTCATAATCGGAACGCAGGGTGTGGATGGAGGTGAGGAATTGGAGAGACTCGATGGTATCCCATTCTAATGGACTATAGGTAGATTCATGAAATTTCCATTGATAGGAATTGACCCTTCCTCTGGTATCATCGAGATTTTTCTCTGTTGCGCTCATAACTACAGGAGATAATATGCCCAGATGGTGAAAGAAAAATGCATAATGGGGCATAAGAGGAAAAGGTTGTCAATCTATTGTGTTTTATTTCCTGGGGAGGAAATTCTTATTGAGAGGATAGTTAGTCAAGAGCTATCCTCTCAATGCTTTTGGGGGCCCAATCTCTTTGGCAGGCGATATGCTGATATATATGATAATACTGGGACAATAACCAGCATCGTAATTACTCCAAATTCCATTTCGACTTAAGGCGACAGTACAAAATATTGTCGCCTTTTGTTTTAAATTGTTTAAAATTATCGGATAACTTGACAATATCTGCATAAATGGATATAGTAGTACACGGAGATTAAAGATCTTCAATATTGTGGTAAATATTGTTCAAACGGGCCCCGACCTAGTGTGGTAGCTAGGTCGGGGCTATTTTTTTAGTTGGTGTTGCCCCTGATGCTCCTTGTTTGCCCCAGCAGGAGCATCAGCGGCGGCTCGACAAAACAAGCATAAAAATACTACTGATGCCCTGATGCCCCTACTTTATTACTTTTAGGTAGATTCTTAGATGGGGAGGAGGTAGAAATATTACTATACTCCAAGGTCAAAACAGGGGCAACGGGGCATCAGTCTTGTAAGATGTGGATATTATTGTGTATTATAAAAAAAACGGATGGGCTACAGAGAGTCATCGATGCCTCCTAGTAGGAGGCAGCAGCTCCTCAGAAAATAAAATAATTAGTGCTTGCATTTTTTCAGTATTACATGTGCATACTTGGTTATATTAGAGAAGAGGTTAACATGAAACGAACTAATTTAGTGCAAGTGAGATTGAATGATGAAGAATTACATAAGTTGGATGCTATTGCAGCACAGCTTAGTCTGACTGGCATTGGCGTTAATCGCACTGATGTTATCAGATTTCTCATCACGACTCACCAAGCAAGTCAACCTACCAACTAATAACACGGAGAAATTATGAACAATCTACCACAACCAATAATCAATAAACTTAAAGACTATCTAAACTCTACCTCCTCACTAAAGGCAAAAGAGTACCAGTGCCAGGCATTCATCGATCGCGAAGATTTAGACGATGAGGTTAGGGACCAAGCTAACCAATATGTGTCCGAATTCTTGAGGTCCCAGCAGAACCCAAGCACATCCACTGCTCCGCTTAAACTCAGTAGTAAGGGCAAGATCAAAAAAACGCCTGACAACCTGCAACGCATTCTGTCGGAGCACGCGGCTTTCCATGGTAGCCTCAAAATGAATGAGTTAGATCACTGTGTCTATTACAGGGGTAAACGTTTGCAAGATGTGGATTATACCAACATCCGCTGCACCATTAGCGACAAGTTAGATTTAGTATTTAGTGAGCCAGATATCATTAGGGCTACTGAGCAAGTAGCCTCGCAGAATGCCTTTCATCCAGTTAGGAATTATCTAAACTCTCTGACGTGGGACCAGAAAGACTATATTCCCGACTTAGCGGAATGTCTAGAGGTGGCCTACCAAGATTCGGATCATCAGGCGCTAGTCCAGCGAATGCTACTTAAGTTCCTTGTTTCATGCGTCGCTCGCGCTTTTGAGCCAGGTTGTAAAGTTGACACCATATTAGTTCTAAAGGGGGATCAAGGTTGCCGCAAATCTACTTTTTTGCGCAAGCTAGCGGTAATGGATGACTGGTTTTCCGACCAACAGATCGATATTGATCACAAGGATAGCCAAGAGACTATTCAGGGAAAGTGGATTATGGAGTTTGGAGAATTTTACTCTCTCAAAAAGAAGGAAGCTGATTCCATCAAAGCCTTCTTGTCGCGCCAAGTAGATGACTTCCGCAAGGCGTATGGGAGAGGTAATCAGCAGTATCCGCGCCAGGTGGTGTTTACAGGCTCGACTAATAATGACGAGTTTTTAACAGATAACGTCAATCGTCGCTTCTGGGTGGTAAGCGTGGGAAAGATCGATACTGATAGGTTTGAGAAGGTGCGTGCTCAACTCTGGGCACAGGCGGTAGCTGCCTATAAGCAAGGCGAGACTCACTATCTGAACGAACAAGACCAAGAGCTAATGAACCAGTATGTGAATGACTACCGTAATCAAGATGTATGGACCGATCAGGTAATAGAATGGATTGCTCAGGCTCATCCGAGTTACATCATCATATCGGACATGCTAACTCAGTGCTTTAATATTCCACGTGAGAAGCAACGGATGAAAGATTCCTACAGATTAGCTGGCATCTTGCGCAATCTGGGCTGGTCAAAATCGAACCACAGAATTAATGGCGAACTACGCAAGGTATGGGTGAACCATGAATGATGGTATCTGCGATCATTGCGGCGAATATACCGAACAACTTTACGAAACCTATGACACTTATGTCAATCAATTTATTATGTTATGTCAAGAATGTTATGAGGAGAAACAAGATGAAACAAATTAAGCACGGCAATTGGAAATACAAGAAAACAACAGAAGAATTAGTTCATAAGACAAACTATGAATATGGCGTAGATTTAGAAACATATAATGAGTTAGAGTGGGCGGCTCATCTCAAAGAAAGCAAGGAATGGGCAGATTATCACTCCACAGCCTCTGTCATCCAATTAGCTCAACAATATCGTTGCTCGCAATCCGCCATCTACAAACTGCGCCAAAACCAACCACCAGCAAAAGCACCATCTTATATCGGACTGCTAACAGCTTATCAGTTTTATCTGGGGCGGCTTAAATTAGAGCCTCTAGAGGTATCAGACAGAATGCAAATCTTATACAATACTTTGGTCTTAATGAAGGTAAAAGAAACCCATGATTGAACTAATTATCATGCTAATCAGCTGGGAGACGGGCTTTTTGTTAGGTAGCTTAATCACATGGATAGTATTAGGTATCTTTATTAAGATCAAAGCCAAAACACATTGCCTATATTGTGGGCAAACAAAAGAAATGGACACAAACAAATGAATCAAACTATTGAGCAAAGCTACTGCGGAGCAGTTAGTTTATGTTGTGATAAATGCAAGGTTAAGGCAACTACTACTAAGTATTCGTTTGACGGATATACTTCATTTAATTGCAATAAGTGCGGTGGTATTTTAATGACTCATTTTGAGAAACCATTACCATATGACTATACACCTCATAGAGATGAGGCAAACACTGGAGAAAATATGACTAAACCAACTATACAACAATTACGAGATGATATGTCTGGCCTTAAATATGATGCTAGCCAACCTATACCTGCCGCAATAGCAGCACTGATATTAGAACTTTCAGATCAAATAAAACAATTGCAAAATGCCTTAAATGTTCAATCGAAACGTGATTGTATTGTGGAGCCATCTGCCGAGACAAACAAGCAAATGAGCGAAGCAGCTGCCATCACTATGTACACAGGTGATACCGAATGCACCTCTTTCTATGAGTATAGAAAAAAGTGGTTTTTGAAAGGTGTAGATGCCTGCAATCAAAATCGTATTCTTATTGGTGGGAAATTTACAGTCAAAAACTATGAGTATGGATTGAGTATAGAGTTTGAGCCAGATTTTGGAGAAAAATAAATGAATAAAATAGATATCAAAGATCCACAAGTGCAACTTCTAATTAGCTCTACTATTGAATTTCTAAAAGATCTAAAGAAGGTTTTAGAGCGTGTCCAAAAGGTAAAAGAGAACAAATAAAATGAATAAACCAATTTCCGAAGCTGAACAAATACAATTCATTAAAAATAATGCTACCGACCACGTAGTCGAACTAATTAAATCATTAACAATCATGTTTGAATTCGTTAATGTTGATCAAGTTCAACAAAAAGTTAATCATTATTTTGAATGTTTGAAAGTAACTCAACGTTTTGAACAATTAAAAGATAAAGCAAATGGATCATTATCATTAAAGAATTATGCTGATAGTAATGGTGGAGTTGGATATCTGTTAGATGAACATCAGTTTAAGACTTTGGATGAAGTGGAAAAAGCCTTAAATAATAAGGCGTTCTTATGATGTTGAATGAATATACATTTATTATAATAGCTACTCCAAATGAACGATTGCAAAAATTGAAAGCCTTTTGGTGAAATATGCTTTGTCCATTTTGCACCAATGAAATGTGGCGGGGGACCTTAATTAGAGATAATGATATAGAAGATGTATGTCATGTATGTCATGATTGTGATTATTTATATTATCAAGACCTTCATATATTAAAACATGTTGCTTATACTGAGTCTGAATTTATTAGATACCTAAATCTAAAGGCGTTTTGGTGAAATGAAGAAACGGGGATATAGCCACTAAAAGCAAGTGGTCATAGAGATAATTAAATGTAGAAGCCTGAATCTGACAGGTAAGTCATTGATCGTAACAATGGATTAATTATGTCGATGTTTATGGGTGCAAATCCCATTATCTCCACCAATGGAACGACTCCCACCATATCATCCCATCCCCAACAGCTGCCCAAACTGCCAACGTAATACCTCTTGGTGGATTAGCAAAACAGTTTTGCTCCATGACCCCCAATATGAAGACTATGTAGTAGAGGAAACTATCTGTTGTGGCAATTGTAATAAGTATCAAACTACCGTGCTACGACCTTGTTTGCCTCGGGGAATACCCGCTGCCTCTAAGATCTGATAAATAGTGGTATTACTCCTATGATATTTCTCTTTGATTTGTTTGGTCGACATCCCATTCAAATAATCATGACAGATTTCTTGACGATTTCTTTCGGTTAGAGGAAAGAGGTTAATACCCTTTTTTTGACACCAATCCTTTTTCATCTTGACCACAATTTGATTTTTGAGTTCGAATTCTTGGGATAAGGCATAACAATTAGCCAGCCCCCTCTCAAAGGAGGCTATCACCTGATGATATTTCCATTGGGGGATTTTGTACATTTCATTTAATTCGGTCTTGACCCACTCCAGAAATTTTAATTCATTCTGAAACCAATTCCTCACCAAATAATACATCATCCCCGAGGGATGATCCATGTCCTGAATAGATAAGACCAGTTTGCGAAAGGTATTATCCATTAAGGCATATTTCATAAACTTATTGCCCATCCCTCCAGCATAACCACTCTCTGGGATCCATTTACCATAACTATTCCCCCTTATCGCCTTAAAAACAGAAGTTTGTCGCATGCCTAATCGTTTCCCTATTTCCACCTGCGTTAAATCCTCTCCATTCGTCATCAGATCCAGGATAGCTTGTTGCTTGGGGGTCAGTGGGGTAATTTGTAGCATTCGATGATATGCCTGCAGGTTCAGCTCGCTTAACTCCTCCGAAATAAGTATATCCTTCTCCTGCTGCTCGCAAAGTTCGGTTAGTATCTGGGGCTCGGTAGGATACTCCAGCAGATATACTTGCGTTCGTTTGACGCGGGACGTCATGGTGTCGGTGACATTATGTAGTTGTTTGGCCATATTGGGGATGATCCGATATTGATAGACTTTATATTTCACATAATTGAACGAACTAAATCTCGACATAACGATGGGGGATCTATAGGGGGAAGTAGTATATATACAGAGAGATAATTACCGAAAATAATCTGAATAGATTAGCTACTATTAGATCATGTAGATATGACTTATAGTTCTACTGCTAATACTAATACCTTTACTGATAACAGCATGACTTACTGGCATTACTTTTTTAAATGTTATGTAACGGATATAGATGTTCTGATTATGAGCAATGGGGAAGATATCATGAATTTATGTAATGAGTATGATTATGAGAACGGAGAACCAGTAGTTAGAGCCATTTTAGATCACAAGTCGGGATATGGTAAAACCAAGAGAGAATTAGTTTGGTCAGGCATGAAGGCCCAGATAGCCTTAGCTAATCAGCTAAAAGTTCCTTTCCTGATGAGTATTGATTTTATGTATGAAGAAGAAACTCCCTGTAGTTTTTTAATTCCTTCTAATCAATATGCATTTGACTTTTTTCACAAAGAAAAAATCCCGCTGGTTAAGGCGGGAGGATATGAGGGAGTTTGGCTGAGTCCATATCATTGGTGTTGGGTCCTGCACAGATTAAGAGATAAATATCCTAATCCAAAGTGTAAGATTGATCCAGAGGGCAAGCACTATCAGCACCCAGAGTTGAGGAAACTAATGGATAAATTTAATCTGGTGGTGATAGAGGATTTACCAAAAAAGGTGAATAAGAATTTATTGGGATGAGGCAAGAAGCATGCCAGCTGGCGCGCCCCCGAAACCGTGCATATAATGTGAGATGCGAGCCCCAGCATATTGCTTCGGCTCGTATTTGTCTATTTGTCTATTTGGAGATTAATAATGAAATTATTAACCAATCTACCTAAACATAATAAAATCTATAAAGATGTATTATATTCTTATAATCATGATTATGATTATAATTGGTTAATGCATTATAATAAACAATGTGGTGAAATCTGCCTCTTAGTCTTGGCTAAGATGCAGCAAAGAAAACATGCTAATAATTGGAAAATTGGCATTTGGCATTGGAAAGATTGGTCTCCCAAAACAAATAATGGTGCAGTTGATTATCATGCTTATCTGTATCAGATGAATGCGGGAGTTATTTATGATGTGGGTGCGGATTTAACTATTCCGGGTAATGGAAATATCTTATGCATGCAACAGCAAGTAAATGTGGAAGACTTTTGTTTTGATGGGGATAATCCAAATGATTATTGTATTGAATATTTTTCTTTCCAAGAAGCTGCCAAAATCTTAAACAAAGAGACAGTCTAATGAATAGATATAATCAAGATCAATGTGATCATTGCGGATTGATTCGAACCGATGAAGATGAATGGGATTTTTGCTCTTTATTTTCATTATGCATTGAGTGCAGCGATAAATTAACTTGTCAATGTCAGCCCAATGACAATCATTGTGGTAATATTTATTGCATTGGGGACAATTGGAGCACGAAGTATGTACCATTCGGCGATTAATAATGAATTGCGAACATTGTAAAATAGAATTAAATGATTCAGAAATAGAGAGCAGATTTAATCGTGATTGGCATTTTAATGATGTTTATAATGCATTATGTGATGGATGTCAGTGTTCGCTGCCTGATTATATATTAGACACATATAATGAAACTACCTGTGCTAAATGTGATATGCCATATCTAATCGAAAGAGATGATGACGATTGTCCACATGATAAAGATTATCGCAAACTGATAAATCTACAAAAACTATTTAACATTTCTGATGATGAGATCAGACAAGTTGTTGATAATTTCGATCGTCTTAATAAATTGAAAGCATTTCTATAATGAGCACTAAATTGCAAGAGGTTGCAAACCGCTTTCATATAGCGTTCTTGGATGATTTGTATATGGGCGAAGACTGTTATTTGCTGGTGCCGGATGATGCCATCGGTGCTGGTCTATTGCGTACCATAGGTCTAACCAACTGTGGGGGCGCTTACCCCGTTTCGGATCAGCAAGTAGATGAGGTGATTGATTATTTGGCACGAATTAATAAATTGAAAGCATTTCTATAATGATTATTTTCTTCTCTGCTCTTCCACAAATTGCAATGCCTCATCCAAAGTCGGAAAAGTAGCCAGCCACATATCCCGTTGCTCACTGCTCAAATGTAATAATGACATTTCTCTAATAATCTCAAATTGTCTTTCACTATTCTGAAAAGCTGTAATATCGATCACAAAATACATATTATATCTGACCTCTGACAGTAGAGACTACCTCACTGACAGCTTCTGAAACGGTGGGAAGAGCTTGATTATTATTAGCAGTTTGACCTTCTTTGTGTGAAATCCAAAAGTGTAAAGCTAATAATGGCACTACTGCTGAATATGCGACATCGGAGAGATGACCACTTCTAACTAAATAGCAAGTCATACCAAAGACAATCAGACTA